GCATCACCATTAGTGAGAAGGGCAGTATATGGTCGCATTGGTGAAAATCGATATCGTGATGCATAAGGAATTTCCACTTCTAATGCATTCATAGTAGAGTTAGTTGTTAAAGCTGCTCCTCCCATACCTTGGACACTCTGACCACTCTCAAGTGGAAACCTAGCAAAATTACTAATACCTAGATTTGTATCCAAATTAAGAAAGAAGTCAGCCCTGTTGCCCAAAGCTAAGACTCTAGCAGACTCAAAAGACAAACGTTGTGCATGTTGATAGCTTGTACTCCCATCTACATTTACAAACTTCCATCTAGTAGATCCTCTCCATCCGGCAAAACATCTTCTGAAATATGTCATGTAAGTCATCCCTACATAATTATAGTCTGTGCCCAAAGATGTTTTATCGGCTCCATCTGGGTCATATCCTGGAGCTAATGGCATAGCATAGTAAATATATTGTTGATAGTTATGAATAAATGTCTCAGTGGTGGTCACCCAACGATATTGTCCATATCTTTTCAGTAATTGTCGAATTGAAGTCATAGCTTCTCCATAATACATTAAAGGCTTCTGATCTGTATGTGTATCTGTTGTATCTATAAGTTTAATGTAATCGGGATCTCTATCTGGTCTATTTTCCATGGGGGGTATCATCTCTACTGATGACTGTGGCTGAATATCAAACATAGAAAAATCACAAACTGTTGGACCATTTCCAGCTAGGGGTGTGAATTCCTTATAGCGACTTGCTCCAAAACCAGTAGGATTGGCCAAACGGAAGTCATCACCTGCTGATACTGAAACCATGATATTTATTGGCAGAGTTGCATCAGGGGTCACCAATTCATTAACTACTCTAATGAAAAACATTCCATTGGTGTGATCATTGTAAGAGGAAACACCTGGGGAAATGTACGCACCAACTTCCCACATAGTTGTTTTAGTAAGCTCTACATTTTGATATGCTACTGATTGTTGCCACGGTATTTCTATCGTAAAGTCCCTAGCTTCAGATAAATCCATAACTGTGTTGAAAGTAGTATTGAACGGATCTCCAGTTAAATCTCCTGCAGGATCATAACATAAAGCTATTCTTCCTCTATGAAATTGAGTCCCTATAATTTGGAATCTAAATCTAAGACTACCAGTCCATTGTCCAAAACATCTGCTAATATATGATAATGATGTGGGTGTAATTCGTGTACCATTAGCAAGAGTAGTACGTAATTCCAACATAGGGGAAACATCGCAACGGAAAAGTGTGGCCCCAATTGCACCAAGAGTGGTCCACGGGAAAGAGGTGACATATGATTCCCTTTCACAAAAACTCTTGATGCTAAGCTCATCAACTGGTGGAAGCCCAACGGTCCTAGGATCAACGCATAGTTCCTGTTTACTCGTTGCTGTTAATTTCTGAGAGGTATCTACTGAATCGACTAAAGCCAGACTAGATACAGGAAAATTTCTCATAGGCATAATATCATGAATTTGAGCTGGTCTACTATATCCAAATAATGAAGCTATACTTCCTATAGCTCCAGCCCCAATTTGTGTAGCCATTGCAAAGGGAGCTAAATAGGGTACCATTGTTAATTTACCAGCAGCACTTGCAACTTGGGAAGCTATTTTAGATACAGGACCTTTACCTTCATACTCATCTTCTGTTTGTGGTTGGATATCAAACATGTCGAATGATGCCAAAGAGTGTCCAGAATGAGCATAAGCCCAAGTAGTTGGAGCAGCTAATTTAACATTTTCCATATGAGCAAACACAGAAATAGTTACAGTGTCAGTACCACCATTCAATTGTGTTAAGGGTAAAAATGATTGGATATTGACTTCACCAATATCATTTGGAGCAAACTTTCCTGTTTGTATATCTATAAATTGTTCTGGGCTAAAAAAGGGTAAACACAAACATCCACTTTTATTGGTGGAAGCATTGAGGAAAATATGTGGTCGCTGAGAATGTGTAATCAAAGAAGAATTAATGTCTGCTGGAAAGTCATTTTCTGATGACATATAGCAATAAGAGGTTAACAGCATTCCAGCATGAAAAGGAGTCCCATTTACATAAAAAGTAAGAACTAAATCTCCCTTAACCAACTTATAATTATGAATTTTCCTTAAAACCGCTGGATTAACCAAAAATAATGTCCATGGTTTAAAACTAAAATCAATATTTGTTCCAACTCCCCACGAGAAATTTTGAACTTGTATTTTCCTACTTAAAAAAGTGGCAATATCAGCATCAGATGCCACACCATCGTGAACCACCATTGGTTCTTGATCCATAGGAACCATCATAGTATTCATATCTTCTGAGGCTTGTATGCTTGTTGTAGTTTTTCCTTCGGGCATAGAGTCCGACTGAGGTTGAACATCAAAAGTTTTACATAGGTTATAGTAATCACATGGGGTTAATACTAATTTTACATCATGTTTAGGAAAATTATCTAACGGTTCAGTTTTAATTCGTTTACATTTTGAAGAATAATCTACTATAGGTTTATGTACGTATTGTTCTACTACTCTATCTATATTTTTATTTTTGTCTGAGTAAGGGCTCAGATCCGAGTTTTGATGTAGGTCATCACCCAAAATTAAGTTATCCATATTGTGTTAGGGTTTTAATTATAATAGCACGATTATTTCATAAGATAGAGAAGTTGGTGACTGCGACTCTAAATTCATATTGTTTCTTGCATATGATACGGAGTATAATACACATACTAAAGTAAAGAAGGGTTAATTGAACCGTAAAACGCCAACCTCCCTCTACATACACTTTAATACATATACATAAAATACTATTAAGCCTTTAAAAGGCCAAATCATCACTCATTAATATATTATATTTTTCAGTGATCTCGTCTTCTTTATTATCTAGCCTATTCCACATCCAGGCATAAGTGATGGCATAATCATATTTATGTTGTTTAATAAAAAAGCGTGTAACCTCTGGGTAATGTGAAAGAATACCATCCATAATTCCGACAAAATGATCGAACTTCGGTTTACCGTG